TTGTTGTAGATGTTGGCGGCCTTGACCTGCTTCGTGTTGGCCATGGCGCGAGCCAGGGCCTTGGCACGAACACGCGCGAAGGTATCATAGAGGTTGTCCTCCATGGCCTCCTCGGTGATCGAGAACGCGAGGGCGATGGTCTCCATGGTGTAGCGGGAGGTCCAGGCTTCCTGCGCGTTGTCGTACTCGACGGCGGCACCCTCATCCTTCGTCGGCGCAGTGCCGAAGCCGGTGAAGAGCACCTCCTCCTCGAACGCCCTCTCCGAGTTCTCGATCTCGAACAGGGGGAGGTGCTGGTCGTCGACCGAACCGTACTCCACGCCGAAGACTGCATTGAGTCCCGGGAGGAGCTGCTTGGCAATATTTGCCCTAGTGATAGCTGCCATGTGTCGTTACTCCTTAGAAGGCCGAGGCCTGCGTGTCGCGGTGCTGGACGATCCGCACCTCAACGATGGGGAAAGCGTCCCCAAGCGCGTTGTCCGGGGTGTCGTAGGCGCCGATGAGACGCACCAGCTTGGTGGCCGTGGTGCGCGTCGAAGCCTTGAGGACGGCCTGCGACTTGCCGTAGGAGGTGTTGACGCTGCCGATGGCCGAAAGCTCGAAGTTCAGGCCCAGGTCGCCCGCCGAGACGGTGGCATCGGCCTGCACGATGAACGTCGCACGGTCATCATCCACGACGTAGGCGTAGATGTTGCTGTCCGCCGAGGAGGTGCCCGCCGGGAGGTAGTTGCTCCACGTCGGACGCTTCGTCACCGGGTCCACCCACTTGAAGCCCTTGGCAACGCCGATGACGTAATCCGTCGCCGCCGAGGCCAGGGCGAGGGTGCCGCCCGCAATCTGCTTGATGGGGTCGCCATCACCGATATCGGAGGGGCCGGCGGATGCGCCGACTCGGTACGTGTTGAGTGCGCCGCTGTTGGGGGCACCGCCCCGGATGCGCACCGGCTGAAGGCCAAAGGGCCGCTTCGTAGCAGTCATGCTCTACTCCTCAGGCGGCCCTTGGTTTCAGTCGAGAGTAGGGGTGCGGCCACCAGAAAACACCTTGCTACTACTTCCGCGATTCGATACAGGCATGGCGCGGTTGAGGTTTCGATTCTCCTGCAACTGCCGGTTGATGGCATCGGCCAGGGCCTGGGTCCTCTCCGCCATCTGCCGGGTACGAGACTCGGAGATGTCGAGGGGCAACTTGGCGAGGGCGAGGTCACCGATGACGATGAGATTGCCGTGGGAGCCGTACTCCATGGAGGGAGCCTCCGGCCACTCGGGTGCCTCATCCTTGCGGACGAACTCATACCCCTCGCGCATGCGTGTCATGACGTTGACGGGGTCGGGCTTGCCCTCAAGCATCACCCGGATCCAGCGGGTACCGAAGCCCTCGCTGCGGAAGCGCCGAGAGAGACTCTCCGGCACATCCAGTTCGTTGGGCTCCTTCCACTCACGCTTGCGAGCGTCATCTTCCCGCGTACTATGCATCGTCATGTCACTTCCTCCCGCGCTTGATGTCGATGTTGACGTATCCGTCACCCGCATCCTGGATCTTCTCCATGTAGCGGGCGGTATCCTCAAGGGAGGCACCAAGGCGATTGGATGCCCTCACGGTGCCCTCGTCGAGGCGAATGCGCCTGCTGGGTGTGCGCGACTGCCCAGCGACCACAGGCTTGCGGGTTTCCTGTTCCCGAGAACCACCAACCTTGGTGGAGAGGCGGGGAAGCTCCTTGACCAGCCGCGATTCCATCTCCTCGTAGAACTCCGGGGAAGCGGCATCGAAGCCTTCCTTCACCAGTTCCTCCGAGATGGCAGCGGCAGCCATGGTGGCCACCCTGTCCTTGTTCTCTCCCTGGCCGAACCACTGGTTCCGCGCCATCCACTCCGCAGCCGCATTGTTGGGTGCTGGCTGGGCTGGAGCCGGAGCAGGCGCGGCGGCCCGTTCCTTCTCGTTTCGCTCCCAGGCATCAAGTGCCCGGAGTTCCACGGAGGCCGCGATCATCTCCAGTATGGCGGACTTCAGGCCTGCACCATCTGCCGACTCATAGGCGGCATCGTGTTTGGCCTCGGCAGACTTCATGCGCTCTTCCTGCGCCTTGCGGTAGACCGCGTATGCCGAACTCTCGGCACCCTTGGCCTTCTCCCGCTCCTGCCTCAACTCCTCGCGGAGTTGCTGAAGTTCCGTGTCGCGGTCCTTGACGCTGCCAACAAGCTGCTGTATACGCTTGCGGGCACGATGACCGTACTGCTCGTCAGGTTCCTTGGTTTCCTTCGGCTCCTCAGGCACAGCGACGGGGGTCTCGTCGGCCTTGGGAGTTTCGGCAGAGGGTGCAACCTCTACCTCGACCCACTCTTTGTTGTCATCCACAGTTGCGATCCTGCGTTACGCATTTCAAGGATACGGGAAATGAGTAGAGTTGTCAATACCCTACTCGTTGATACGGGCGGGATCCTTGATGACCGCCAGCACTTCATCGTCGTTGAGAAGGAGGAACTTGACGCCACCATAGGAGAACTTGGCTCCAGAGTAGCGCGGGTAGAGAATGTAGTCCCCCACCCCACACCAGGGCTCGTCGCCCATATCGGGCCTGGAGTAGGCCATGGGGCCCACCGCCTTCACCTGCCCGACGCTGCGAATAAGATCCATCGTCTCGATGGTGGCGTCGGGGATGATGATGCCGCCCTTCGTCTTGGGGGCATTGGGAATAGGTCGAACCAGGATTCGCCAGCCCCTCACCGTAGGGAGGTCGACGGGATCCGGGGTAGTAGGGTCGGTCCACCAAGTGGTGTTACCCGCGCTCTTCGCGGTCGGCATCTGCATCGACAATCTCCTTCAGAAGTTGGAGTGCCGCCAGCATACCAGAAGAGTAACCCACATGCCACTGATATTGCTCAGAGGTTTCGGCGGCGCCTTCCAGGAGTGCAATTCCCAGTTCGCGCCGCCTAGCCTCAATGAGCTTCTCGAAGTGCTTCAGCACTTCCCGCCCTTCATGTAACCGCCTTTGGCCATCTTCGGCATCATGCCCTTCGGCATCATACCCTTGGCGGGCATCTTCGCCATGCCGCCCTTCTTGTAGGTGCCCATGTCGTCACCCCGGAGGGTAGCGCGCTTGGCACGGGCAGAGAACTTCTCGGTGGGCAGCGCGGCGGGATTCCCCATCTTGCCACCCTTCATCATCGGCTTCTTCATCATTGCTAGCTCCTCAGTAGTACTTGGCGGGACGGGTGCCCCGCCTCTCACAACCGCCGCCCTTCACGCTACCACCCTTGGCGTAGCGGGGGCCTCGGGTGATGGTGGCGGCATCGGGGTTGTTCTTGTCGCTGCGCGGCGGCGGAGCCTTGGCGCGAGCGGCTGCACGGTCCTTGGCCTCCTGCGCGCGACGCGCGGCCCCGGCGGCAACATCCTTGTCCAGTTGCTCAAGGAACTGGGTCTGGCGATCCGGCGCGGGGGACTTCCGCCCAAGATCCGGCATGCCTCGAAGCTCGTCATCGTTTCCAGAGGGAGCGCTACGGAAGGGGACCGAAGAGCTTTCACGCTTGCGCGCATTCTCGCGCTTGCGCTCCATCAACCCCTTCATGTCGAAGTTATCAAGAATACCCCCAGCGGGACCCATGAGATCACGATACTTGCGTTCCACTTTTCCACCCTCCTGAAAGGCGGGACCCTTCGCCCGCATGGCCGACGACAGGAAACCACTGCGGTCATCAGCCTTGTTGAATTCCTTGGCGACCTTGCCGGGCACCCCGACCTTCTTGGCGAAGACGGGATCGTGGGCTGCACCCGCCATCATGCGGGCTTGGCGAAAAGACTTACTGGGCACCGGTATGTTTCCCCATCGCAGTGACCGCAGCCAGCGAAGCCTTTCGCGCGCTGTCCGAGTCCTTCTGCTTGATCTTGAGACCGTCCACAAAACCCTTCTGGTCCTGTGCCTGCTGGCGCATGTCGAGTTCCCTGTTACGCACCGCAAGCTGCGCCGCGTTGTTGAGCATCTTGTCGCCATGCTCCTTGGCGCGCTGCTGCAACTCGGCCATGCCAAGCTGCACCGTGGGATCGTTCTGACCCTGCGCCATGGCTTGCGCCTGCGCCTGCGCCTTCTGCACATTCATCATGGCGATCTGCTGCATAGCCTGTGCCTGGGCCTGGTCACCCGGCATGCCAGAAGCCATCGCAGCCTCCGCATACTGCATGAGAACATGCTCCTGCACATTGGCCTGTACCAGAGGAGCCATGGCGGCGAAGATTGGGGAAGCTCCCGCATTGGGATCCTGCAGGAATGCCATCTTGGCCTGGATGTGGGCCTGGTGATCCTGGCCGGGAAACGCCTTGATGGGCTGTCCGCGCATGAGGGCCATGAGGTCCTCAAGAGGGCTGAGTGGCATGGGATTCTGCTGCGGGGGCAGGATCTTGTCCACGTTCTCCACTTCCATGGCGCTGTAGACACGGCGGTACACTTCCCGCATGTCATGCATCTGCGGGTTCTGCGAAGCCACCTGCAGCAAGGTGGTGGCCCGCGTCAGACGATGAGCATTACTGGGAGTGTTGGGGTCGCTGCTGGGGATGATATCGACTTCGGAGTTGATGTCGAGAGTGAAAATCCCGCGCGGCATCCCCTCGATGTCGTAGGGGTAGCTGGTGAGGAAGTCCCGGTCGAGCCTTCGCAGGATCTTGAACTCCTGCTTCTGGGCGGCGTGGATGCGCTTGTGCGTGGCGCTAAAGAACTTGGTGCTGGCTTCCAGGAGTGCCAGCGTGGTGCCCACGGGGCCGTAATTGGTGCTATCCGCAATGACCTGCTCCGTGGTGTCAGCGAACTTCTGGCCGGCCCCCACAACTTCCTTGTGAAGAGCGAAGAGAGTCTGCGACGGTTCCTTGTAGGGAAGGGGGAATACAGCCTTGCTGATATCCTGCAAGGTGGAATCCACGTCGCGCCACTCCCCCGGCCCGATGGGGTCGTTGCCGCCCACCACCCGCATCGACTTCAGCTTGAAGCCGCCCTGCAGGTTGGCGAACATCCCGGAATCCACCAGGGCCCGCATGCTGAGGGTGGCGGTCTTGCTGAGGCTGCCAATGAGGTGGATGAGGCCCAGCCCGTAGAAGCCCATGGTGGGCACGTAGCGATAGTGGACGAACCACTCCAGCTTGCGCTTGGCAGGGTCCTTCTGGTCCCAGTTGCGACGAATGCTGAGAACCCGGCGGGTCGTGGACTCCACCGTCACGATGTAGGGAAGAGGCCCATCCTTGGTCTCCTCCAGGTCATCAAACTGGAAATACCCGTGGCACTCGTACAGCACGTAGGCCTTGAAGTTCTCCGGGGCCGCCACGCCCTGAAGCTCGTCCACCTTCTGCGCGATGGGGTTGAGATCCACCATGCCCGGCGCGCCCAGCGGCACATTCCGGTAGAGCCCGTTGGCAATGTCAGCCGTCATGTCCTCTTGGTTGCGGAAGAGGATGTGGGCGTAACGCTCGGCGCGTCGGAGGTCGGGTGCGTTGTAACTGACGACGAACTGATCCACGGGGACGTATTCCGCCACGGGTCGATTGAGTCCACCATCAAAATACAGCTTTCGGAAACAAGACCCCACCAGAGGCAGGGCAAAGAGGAGTCTCTCAGTCTCATCGAAGTACTCCACCATCTCCTCAAGGATCTGGTAGTTGAGGAACTCCTTGAGGCGGGAAGCCGCAGCTTCCTTCTCGGGGGTGGACCTACCCCACACCCGGGTGCGCACGGGACCCGCCGCCGGGAAGATCTCCTGCACCGCCTTGCTCTGGAACTTCACCACGTTCTCCAGCAACAGGGGATGATGCGCGCTGCAGGCCCCCTCGAAGGGCTCCGCCGTGTCCTCGATCTTCAGCCCCAACTCGTCCATGCCCTTGACGATGAGGTTCTCCCACTCAGCGCGGGAGTCAAGATCCGACTTCACGTCATCGCAAACCCGGGCCCCCACCATCCCAAGCTGGGATTCCGAAAGGTACTCCGCCAGGTTGGCATCATGGTCCGAGATGTCGATCTCATCCTCATCCGGGCTGAGGTCAACGTCAATCCCCCCATCATCCAGTTCAACTAGAACGGGAGCAAGTTCGATTTCGTCAAGGACCGGATTCTGAATCGGCATTGCGCCAGCTTACCACCTACCGATCCAAAAATCAAGCCCTCCAATAAGTTCGCCGTTTCCTCCGAGGCTCATCATCCTGTACCTGGTCATCCTGATTGTAGAGGGTGTAGCTGTCGCGGAGGTACAGGAGGGCCATGGTCATGGCATCTACCTGGTCGTCGTTCTTCCCCTTGGGGAACGCCAAGGCCTCCTCCGCCAGGTCATACGACCAGTTCTCTCCCTCCGGGAGCCACACCCTCCCCGACACGAAAAAGCGGGTACAGGCATGGACCCTGGCCATCTTGTCCTGCCCCTTCCCCGGCACATAGGGTACCACGGGCAACCCGGCCCTCTGGAGGTCAGGAAGGAGAACCTCGCCCGACGCCTTCTTCTCGATGACGATGCGATCCGGGTTATACTTCTTCACCAACTGGCGAGCCTGCTCCAGCAACTCGGGGTACTCCCATTTGCCCCGGCGGTTGGCCAGCAGTATGGCATTGGGCACGTTGAACTCCTTGCCCCTGCTATCCTCGAAGCCCGTGGAGAAGACACCCCAAACCTGCAACACGCTGTAGTCGCTGGTCTCCTTCCTGCCGAAGGCCGTATCGCAACTCATCAACAGGGCATCACATTGGGGAAGCTGCTTCCCCTCGGGCCACCACCTGAGATGCTCAGACTTGATGAGGTTGCCCTCCTCCCCCGTGGGCTCCTGCATGTAGAGGGCATTCCACTGGGCGCGAGGCATCGTGGGGTCATCCCGCAACCCCTTGAGGTACTCGGCAGGCCACCTCTCGGGCCAGTACGATTCCTCCTCCTCGTCGAGGGCCGGGATGTTGAGGACCCGCCACTGCTCGGCGCGGGAGTCCCTCTCCGCACTATCAAGGAGCCACCCAGCGAGATCCTCCTCGTGCCACCTCGTGGTGACAACAAGGATCCGGCCATCGGGCTGCAAGCGGCTGCGAAGGCCTCCGGGCCACCAGTTCTTCACGAACTCGCGGGAGCTCTTCGACATCGCGTCCTGTTCGCTGAGGGGATCATCGATGATTGCAAGATTCGCGCCACGACCGGCAATGCCGGCGGTGATACCGGCGGCAACGTACTTTCCTCCTTGCTCCGTATCCCACCTATTGGTGGCCCTGCTATCGCTCTTCACCCTCGTATCGAAAAGCCTTGCGTAGTCCTCCGACATCACGATGTTGCGGGTATCCCTGCCAAAAGCGTTAGCCAACTCCTGCCCGTAGCTCACCCCCATGACCTGCCAGGAGGGGTGCCTCCCCAAGATCCACGATGGGTAGAGCACCGAAGCATTCACGCTCTTCATGCTGCGCGGTGGCATGAAGATCATGGCCCGGGCGCGGGGGGTTTCCTCCACCCACTGCAGCAATTCCCCTATTTCCTCCAGGTGCTTGCCATTGACGAAACCCTCGGGCAAGATCCACGGAGCAGCATACTGCATGTACGCATAGTAGGACTCACGCGCCCGCTGCTCGGCAAGCTGCGTCAACTCCTTCAGCAACACATCCTCAGTCAAGTTTCACCCCCGCGATCTTGGCCAGCCTCTGGATCTCCGCCACCTTGGCCGTCTTGTCCGAGGGCACCTGAGCCGTTACATTCAGCACCGCGCGCTGGTCCACGAAGTACCCCATGGACTTGCCCAGCAACTCCGCAGCCTTGTTGGCACCCGCGTAGTCCCCATCCGCCATGGCCCTCTCATACGTCTCCGTGAGCATCTGGTGGTACTTATCCCGCGTGAGGTCCGCACGTATCTCGTCCCGCACCTGCAACTTCTGGAGTCGCTTCTTGACCCTCTGCTTGTTGAGCCACCTCCGAGCCGTCACCGTGGGGTGCTTGCCCTCGTACCCGGCAGCCGTGATGGCCTTCTTGAGGTCCATCGACGCCAAATACTCCCTGCAGAAGACATCCTCCTCCGGGCTGATGCCATCCTCGTACTGGATGCGCCGCAACTCCTTGGGGGGAATCGCGGACACCTCCATCGCAATCTTCTTCAGGTCTTCGCTCATGTCACACTCGTAAGCACGTGGTCACTCACAAACGTCTTCAAGCGCCGCACTTCCACGACACTCCTGCCCGTCTTGCTCTCCCTACCATTATTCCTCCACTCCAACCCGCACTTCCGCAGGTCCTCGCTCAACCGTATCATCTTGTTCCTCAATTGCAGCGAGGTCCCCGGCCAGAACTTGCTGGGCATCACATGCTTGCTCAACTCCTCCAGCAAGCCGCCCCACGTCCCGAACCACACCTCCTTGTCCCGCATCAACGCGATGAGCGCCTGAGCCACCTCGTTGAACTCCACGAAGTGCGCGCTGGACTCCATCTTGTTGCGCGAGTACGCCTCCAGGAACCTGCTCCCAGCCTCCTGCCCCAGGCCCGCATATGCCCACCTTGCGAAGTTGGCCATCCTGGGGGCCTCATTAAGCCTCACCCCCGCGAACCCCCTCTGCGCCTTGGCCACGCAATCGAAAATGGCACCCAGCATCTTGGGCATGTCCGCATCGAAGCCCGACCAGAACGTATCGTCATCCATCCTCTCGGCGGCGGGAATGGCCGGCAACTCCACATTGATACTACGGGATACCAGGTCCTCGCGCTCCGCGAAGGCGGGAATCCCATTGAGCACGATAGGCCTGCAAGCCGTGAATGCCGCCTCATCACTATCCGTGTACAATGCCCGCCCACCCAGAGCTCCCGTGCCCGTGGAGATGCGGCACAGAGAATCACTGAGGTTGTTCTGCAGCGAGGACACATTGTCCACCGCCAGCACATACGAGTTCTTCACCGCCGCCACCAGGTCCCTCCCCGACGATGGCGGCTCCCTCATGTCGCGGGCGTGAGGATCCACAAGGCGGCGCAGAAGGCGGGTGGTGGTGCTCTTGCTGCTTCCCTGCTCCCCATTGATGATGAGGATGGGGTAGGGCCCGCCCACCTTGAATGCACCCACCAACCACGCCGCCAACAGATACACGTCATCTGGCTGGCACCTCACATGCTTCTTCAGCAACTCCACCAGGTCCCCGCCCTCCTTGGGACGCACCTGACTCAACATCCCATTAGGCCTATAGAACCGGGGCGTATCCCCAGAGGTGGACACCACGCTCCACACCCCGCCGCTCCACTTCACCATCTGCCTGCTGTCATCCCCGAAATCATACCACAGCGCCTGGGTGTCCCCGCCCACCCGCACATACGCCGGCATGATGCGCTGCGAGGCCAGCGCCGTGCCCACGCACCACGCCTTGATCTCCTCGATGGCCTTCCCGCTGGGCAACTTCCCCGGGGCCCCCTGCATCGCAATCATGTACACTATGCCCGTGAATGCCTCGCTCTTCACCGGCACCGTGTGCCGCACGGCATCCATCCACACATCCACGAAGACATCCCCGTTGGGTGTCCTCCACGGCTTGAGCCTATCGGCCACCATGCGGAAGAGGCCCGCAGGCCCCAGTATCGTACTATCCTTCTGCTCTTCCATATCTCCTCCATGCACTAGGCACCGCCAACCTACGCCCCGTAGACCCCCCTGTCAACCATCTTGCCTCTCTTGACATCCAACCCCGACTCATGTCATCATGGTGAGGCCCTCCGTCCAACCCCCCTAAAGGGTGAAGGTTGTGAGGGTTGTGAGGGTCCCCGCGCCAAATTTCCCCCGCCCTACCTCTATTCCTTCTCCGGTTTTAAAGGAAGTACCCTCACAACCTTCACAACCCTCACCCACCCTTTAAAATCAAGCACTTACGCCTGAAGGTTGCCCCGCCCCAACCTTCACAACCCTCACCCTACCGTAACAATCTGCAACAATTTGTGATCGCCCCGCGCTTGACGCCCCCCGCGAAACTCCCCAGAGTGCCCCCGTTCCATCCCGGAACATGCCTGTGACCCTGCGGGGCCGGGCACCCACCACGTTTTTCCAGCCTGTCAGCTACCCCACTCACCCCCGCCCAATATCCCTACACGTCGTGGGGCCATTGGGTGGGGGCTTTTTCCCAAAGGAACCCCCAATGCTCAAACTCGACGGGTATGACGAGGCCATACTGGGTGAAGCCACCGTGTGGCAACGCCAGGGCGCTGGCGCAGAGCGGGTGGACACCCTCATCTACAGCGGTCCCAAGATCATCGGCATCCTCAAGAACCGAGATGGCATGACCGAGGATGAAGCCCACGAATTCCTGGAGTTCAACATTGCAGGGGCCTACATGGGGCCCGACACCCCCATCATCGTGTGGCACCGCCCACACACTGAGGTCGTGTGGCACCACCTTTACACTGAGGAGTCCTAAGCATGTCGATGGCGGAAATCGTGCGTCTGCAGGAGAAGAACCGGCACCTCGAACTCCTCTTGGAGAACGAGCTTCAGCGTACCCAGGCCCTCGCCCACCTCCTATCCACCTTGATGCCCAAGGTGCAGGGGGCCCTAGGGCGATCTCGCCTCCTTGATTGCGTCAAGGAACTTCCCGAAATCCAGAAGGAACTCTCCCAAATCTTGGGGATGTTCCCCACCATGAGGAGTCCTAAACATGTCCAAGGCTGAGATACAGCGCCAATTCGACTACGCGGTGCGCCAAATCGTCAAGCAGGGCTGCCCCTCCTACCGGCCCAAGAAGGGGTGCGCCTACCGCATGGAGAAGGGGGACACCACCCTGAAGTGCGCGGTGGGTTGGCTCATCCCCGACGCCTACTTCAAGAAGCGCCCGGAACACGTATTCGACCACGTAGTTAAGGAGCTAAACCCTTCCGTGTATTCATACAACCGGATGAAGCCGTTTGCCCACAATCGGAACATTCTGGAATCCCTCCAGTATGCTCACGATGATGCGGCAGAGACAGCCTGTTCGGAGCCGGCATTTATGGTAGATTTTTTGCTCAACGCCCGCCAAGTTGCCCGCGACCACGGCCTCAAGTGGAACTTCGAGTAAGCTCGGCGCGATGAGCCTATGCTAATGATTTGCTAAGGGGCTTTGCTACGATTGCTAAGAGCGGCGACCGTAGCAATCCCAATCCACCATCTTATTGACCAACTGGCGGAAAGTAACCTCGGGCTCCCACCCAATATCCCTAATTTTGGTGTGGTCTCCCTCCAGCCAGTGGACCTCGGCGGGCCTTACAAAGCGGGGGTCCCGCGTGATGTGGTCCTCCCAGCGCATCCCCACGCGGTCAAAGGCGTGGAAGAGGAAGTCGCGGATGGTGTGGGACTCCCCCGTGGCCACCACGTAGTCGTCGGGGCGCGGCTGCTGCAGCATCATCCACATGGCGCGCACATAGTCGCCGGCGTACCCCCAATCGCGGCGGGCATCCAGGTTGCCCAGAGCCAGCGTCTTGCTGCGCCCCCCAAGGATATCGGCAACCCCCATGGTGATCTTGCGGGTGACGAACTGCGGGCCCCGTAGGGGGCTCTCGTGGTTGAAGAGGATACCGGAGCAAGCGAAGAGATTGTGGCTCTCGCGGTAGTTGCGGGTGATGTGGTGCCCGTAGAGCTTCGCCACCCCGTAGGGCGAGCGGGGCATCATGGGGGTTTCCTCCCACTGCGGGGGCGCGGAATTCCCAAACATCTCCGAGGTGCTGGCCTGGTAGAATTTGGTGCGCGGGGATGCGCGCCGAATGGCCTCCAGGATATGGAGTGGGCCTAGGGCGTTGACGTGGGTGGTGGAGGTGGGCTGGTCCCACGATGAGCCCACGAAACTCTGGGCGGCGAGGTTGTAGATCTCGTCGAAACCCTGCTCCACGATGCGGAGCATGTCGGGGCCCGACGCTACATCGCCCTGGTGGAGGGTAATGTGGGGACGAAGCTGGAAAAAGTCAAGGTTGAAGAGGGTGGGGGAGTGGCTTCGCACCACCCCATGGACCTCGTAGCCCTTGGAGAGGAGGAATTTGGCCAAGTAGGGGCCATCTTGGCCCGTGATGCCGGTGATTAGGGCTCGCATGAGCCCAGAGTATGGGGTTCCGGGCTGGAATTCAAGGAATTTGTGTCAGCGAAGGTGCGAGCGGAGCATCCAGGCGGCCTTCTGGTGGGCCATCTGGCGCTCTGCGAGGAGGTTTGAGGTGGCGGGGTCCTCCTCGGCGGTCTTCTGGCTCGTCACGGAGCAGAAATAGGCCAGTTTTTCGTGCTCCACGGCGAGAATTTCCACCATCTTGAGGGGTTTCGGGGGCTTGGCGGGGATGGGATCCACGGCCTGGCTGCCTTCGTTGGAGTTGTGGGGGTGGACGTACTCGTCCAGGGCCCGGATTCGCTCCGCAATGATGTCGATTGCCTCCTGGAGGGACTCGTACTGAGTGCCGAAGAGGGTGTGTAGGGGTCCAAAGTGGGGTCCCTCGACGTTCCAGTGGAAGTTCTGGGTCTTCAGGGAGAGCACGATGCTCTCGTGGAGGAGGTTTTGCAGAATTTTGGGGGGCATGTGGGAGGTACTCCAAAGGACAAGGGGCATCTTACAGGAGTTGGGGTGGATCTGCAACCAGCGAAAAATTCCGTGGGAGGGGTCCCCCAAATCCCCCAAGCACGACGGCAGGCTTTTTCCCCCCACCCCTCGCCGGGGTAGCAACTTGCGCGACGGCCCACCTGCGAATTGGAATCATTCTAAACCTGGAGCGCGGGCATGACAAAGCCGCCGGAAGCTACTGCCCCCGGCGGCCCTGTCGGTACGGGATGCTAGGCGTCTAGCCGAACATCCGCGTGACGGATTCCCGCATGGCCATGCGCGCGGCTCGAGCCGGATCTATCCCGGCCTCGAACCAATGCCTCCACGCACAGTCCGGAAGGTCACGTGCGACCATTCCGACGTACGCGAGGATATGCGCATCCACGCGGGCCATCCACGTTGTGAAGGACTTCGGCTTGGCCCGGCGCGTCATCCTCCAAGGCTCCCGGCGGCGCGCTTCGCACGCTGCGGCTTGTCACTCTCAGCCTCTTCGGCCTCTGCCGCCCTGTCCGCGTTGTGGCGGGCGTTGTCGCGCGCCGCTTGCGTCAGCAGGGAAGCCGGAACGTAGAATTGACCGCGCATCATGATGCCATCCCCGAGATTGAGGATGAATGACTGATAGGCCTTTGCCGCTCCCGGCTTCAAACGGGCGTTGCCGCCCTTCTCTTCGGTATCGCGCTGTAGCCTCAGCGTGAAGGTCGCGGGCACGTCAAACGTGACGTTGCTAACCACCACAGCCTTTACCTCGCCGTCGGCGGCGCGCAGTACCGTGGTCGCGCCCTTCGAGGCCTGGTTGTTCTTAGTCATCGTCTACCCTTCCTGCCCCCATGGGGGCGTTGCCCCGGCGGAAATGCCGGAGACGCTTCGTGCCACGTCCCGGCTAGGCTGTGCAACACAAATTTTGCATCCCGAGCCTATTGACTCGCCTCCAAGTTTCTGCGCAGGCGGCCCCGATGTTATGACATAACATTGCATCGTCGCGGCTGCCCCAGATCGAGGCCCCATGTCAAACTAAATCGCCATGCATGCTTGCATGTCTGCTATGCCGAGAAAGCGCTTGTGCTACTCCAGGTCTTCGTGCTTGGCCGGCGACACATTATCGAAAACCTGGCTGCCATGCCGAACCGGGCGTGTCCAATGCCAAAACCGCATGGCAGGCCCCCGAATTCCGCATGACTTGGCGGTTCTCTCGAGATCCTCCCCAAGCTCCCCCCTACCTAACCCCTTGATTCTACTAGCAATTAGCTAGCAACACTAGCAACCCTAGCAACCCTCACCCGCAACCCCTTGATATCCCTAGCAAATCCAGCGGGGTGAAGGTTGTGAAGGTTCTCCACCCCAATCTACCCCTATACCCTTCCCTTCCAAGGGTAACAAAAGGCACCTTCACAACCCTCACAACCCTCACCCTCCCAATGAAATCAACCACTTAACCCCGAAAGTGTGCTCACCCCGACCTTCACCCGCCCCGCGCCGGGCGCATGGCCGCCATGCAAACTTTGCATGACGCTGGCTGCCCGCGCCGTGCCAGTCTGCGCCCCTCCCCGCCACCATTCCCGGTGGCCCTTCCCTAGGAGGTTAGAGCATGCGTCCCCTCTGTGACATCGCCAACGACATCCTCGACAACTGGCGGAAGTACGCCGAGCCCACCCCGGAAGCCTCGATGGTCCTCCAGGGCCTGCGGTGCTGCCTCAGCACCGAATGCACCTACGGTGCATGGACGGGCAAGGACCTCGCCATGGCCTTCCTCCGCATCCACGCCTTCACCTGGGTCCCCACGACCCCGGAGATCGAGCCCCTCCGGGACGAGATCTTCCTCCACCTCTTCCACTCCAACTGAAGGGAACCTCATCATGGACATCAACGCCATCCGTCAGCACGTCGTGGACTACGTGGTCCCCCTCGTCATCGCACAGGGGAAACCCTCGATGCAGGGTCGTAGCTGTGCCTACAGGGGAGGCACCTACGCTGCCCCCCTCAAGTGCGCCATCGGATTCATGATCGATAACGATCTCTATTCCTGCGAGATGGAGGGGGCTCCCGCTCACAAGATCATGGCACAGGGCATCCCCACCACGAACCCCATCTTCCGCAGGGCCTTCGAGGAGGATAGGCACTTCCTCTGGAACCTCCAGCAGTGCCATGACGAGGCCTCCCGTGTCGCGGAACCCAACTTCGTCCACGAGTTCAAGCGGAAGGTGAAGGCCTTCTGCAAGCGCCACAAGCTCAGCTTCCCCGCCTAAGGAGACCCCGATGACCCCGAAATACAACTCCACCTACAAGGCCTACGCCTTGGGGTTCACCCGTGGTCTCCACCTCGGTTTCTGGGATGATGACGATTACCTCGAATACACCTCCGAAGAACACCATGCGGCAAAGGCTGGCTACGCTGCCGGCATAGCCCATTACTGCGAGATCTCAGACATGGGGAATGAGGAATGATCCCCTTTCTCAAGGGCCTCGTGGACCTGCTGGTATTCGCCAGCACCACGATCCTCCTCTGCATCCTCCTCAGCCTCCTCACAATGGAGTAACGCCATGTACCACGTTCGCCTCGCAACCCTCGGTGATCCCGTGATCTGGGAAGACCCCTACCCCACCGTCCAGGAAGCCTCGGAGGCAATCCTGGAGCACCATCGGGACTGCCTCGATGCCCTCCGCATGGGCTACATGTCGGACATCGACAGCCTCACCTCCTACACCATCCACGGCAACGGCAGGATCTACAACTCCCGAGGAAAGGAGCTATGACCGGAGCGACGGGCAGCGTTGCAATTTTTGCATGACTCCCGCGCCTCGCGCCGTGCCAAGATCTCCCCGCTTTCAACCTCCATTCAGGAGTACCCACCATGCAGAACCGCATCTACTCGCTCGATAACGCAAAGGCCTCCAAGAGCGTGGCCCTGGGCTACCTCAACGCCATCCACTACATGGCACCCCATGACATCGCCGGCGTGGGCAACCTCTGCCCCTACGCCAGCCCCGGCTGCAAGGCATCCTGCCTCGGCTACTACAGCGGTCACGCCGGCATGGTGAAGAACGATACCGACATCAACTCGGTGCGGGCCTCCCGTATCGCCAAGGCGCAGCGCTTCATGAGGGACCGCGCCGCCTACCTCTCCGACGTGGTGGTGGCTACCTCCCGTGTCCTCGTCAAGGCACAGCGGGAGAACCTCACCCCCGTCCTCCGCCTCAACGGCAGCACCGACATCTCCTGGGAGCGCATCCAGGTGATGGGCAATCCCTCCATCATCGAGATGTACTCCCACGTCCAGTTCGTGGACTACACCAAGAACTACATGCGCTTCAACAGGCCCCTCCCCGCGAACTACCACCTCACGTTCTCCCTCAGCGAGGACAATCACCCCTACGCCAAGAACCTCCTGTCCCGAGGCTTCAACGTGGCTGCCGTGTTCCGCACCCTGCCCACCTCGTGGCATGGCTACCCCGTCATCAACGGGGACCTCCACGATCTCCGCCATCTCGATCCCAAGGGGGTCGTCGTCGGCCTCACCCCCAAGGGCCGCAAGGCCAAGGCCGATACCACCGGCTTCATCCTCTGAAAGGAACTATTCATGGACACCCAAACCGCATTCGACATCGTCCTCAACCACCTCTGGCACCAGAACGCCCCAGCGTGGGACAAGGGGAGCCAGCAGTGCTTGTACAGGCATGGCGAAAACGGCACGCGCTGTGCCATCGGCTGCCTCATCCCCGACGATCTCTATCGCCCCACGATGGAGGGGCGTGGAGTCTACGAACTCCTCCATGTCTTCCCCGAACTCAAGGAACTCCCCCCCTTCAAAGCCCTCGACGTGGGGCATGATCGTCCCCTGCACGTTGCCCTGCAACAGATGCACGATGACCTCGCAGCGGGAGATCCCGAACTCTTCCGGGACGACCTGTACGACAACGCCTTGGCCCTGGCCCACGACTACGGTCTCACCGTCAACCTTCCCAAGGAGTAACCACCATGTGCCACGTCGAAATCCTCACCACCGCAGGGTGGGAGCCCTTCGCCTTCGATGAAGAAAGAAACCCCATTACTTTCACGACATTGCACGGTGCCCTTACGTTCCTAGTCAAAAGTCATCGTGAATCACTGGAAGCGGTGAAAGATGGGTTCCTCTTGGACGCTATCCCGCTCTCAGAACTATCCGTAGTCTGCGGTCCCCCTGACAATCAAGTGCGGATCTGGGCAGATGAAGTGGGCGATATCGCAGACGCCAAACCAATTCAGTAAGGAGAACCCCATGTACAGGATCGAATTCTGCATTGCATTCTTCGGCTGGGAACCCTACGGTTACGACGACTACGACGAGCCCCTCCGCTACCGTACCTTGGAGGAGGCTCGCCTCGACCTCTACGAGGCCCACCTGCATTGCCTTGAAGCCGTCGAGGCAGGGAACATGACGGACGTTCCTCCCCTCTCCAAGTACCGCATCGTCCAACTGGACATCGCCGGCAACCCCGTGATGATCTTTTCCCTCACCGACAAAGGCACCATCGCAACCGCCAAACCCGCTTAACGCAGCCATCGTCCCCGCCGAAAGGAGACCCACCATGTACGTCCTCGAAGACCGCATACCCTTCGTCAAGAAGGGTCGTCCCTGCAAGTACCCCTTCGACCGCATGAAGAAAGGCCAGTCCTTCCTGGTTCCCGTGAAGCAGGCCCACAGCGTCAAAGTCCTCGTATCCTACCACAATCGCATGGGTAGGGGGCGGTTCGCCTACCGCAACACCGACGAAGGCCTCCGTGTCTGGAGGCTGGCATGATCTACATCATCAACCCCCCGGACATGACGGTGCGTCCCGCTCTCATCGTCTCCTCGAACCTCGCGTTCCCCATCTACGACGAACCCTGGGGTGCCAGCTACCCCATAACGAACTGGCGAAAGGCAGGTCTCACCCGTCCATCCAGCATCGTCATGTCCCAGCCCCTCACCCGGTTCAAGGTACGTCGCCGCATCGGTACCCTCGACGTGGAGGATCGCCATCGGTTCCGTCGTGCGGTGACCCTGTTCCGCCCAGCCCTACGGGCAGAGATGACTGTGCTGTGAGCCTTCTCATCATCTTCCTCGTCTCCATCCTGACCCTTCTCATTGTGAGGTAATCCCATGCTCATCGACATCGCCAACACCCACGAGTCCTCCGGTCTCACCAAACTCTGCGACTTCCAGATCCAGACCAACGGCATCATGGTCAAGGCTCTGACCTCCCGCCTCTACTCCAACCCCATCTCCTCGGTGGTCCGCGAACTGGCATCCAATGCCCTCGACGCCAACCGCTCGGAGCCCATGGAGATCCGCGTCCCCACCCTCCTCGACCCGTCCTTCCGCATCCGCGACAAGGGTCCCGGCCTCTCTCGCACCTCCATGGTGGAGGTCTTCACCCGCTTCGGTGAGTCCACCAAGCGCAACACCAACTCCCAGATCGGCGGCTTCGGCCTCGGTGCCAAGTCCCCCTTCGCCATCGCCAACAGCTACACCATCGTCTCCTCCC